TCACGTTTGAACTTCAACTCGGTTTTTACTTGCCACTTTGTTTTAGGAAGGTATACCTTCTTATATCGGATAACAGTATCTTTTGACGTTATTATCTTTTCCCATCGTATCGTGTCGTTTACAATATAAGGAATAGAATCTATGGTAGTAATTCTAATCGTGTCCCCTGTTTCTTCACATTTGTAGCCTTTTTTAATTGCTTTTTTTAAGTGATATTCCGCACTACAGGAATACAAAAACACGAATAAAATTAAATACTTCATAAGCCTTTTAACATTTGAATTAATCTCGGACAAGGATAAACATCCGACTTATCTACTCTAACTGAATTATGCGTAAATACTCCGTTTTCCCCTTTTAATGCACGTTTATTTAACGACCAAATATCTTCGTTATATTTTAAGTTCACTCCGTAGGTTTCTCCTAAGTAAATAAGAAGTTCTCTTAACGATTCTATTTGCTTATCTGAATACTTGTGCCACGTTTTATGGTTCTTAAATGGTTTCTCTAACCAAGTAACTTCCGATTTATCTACTACACCACCTACATAGTTGTAGTATTTTCCGTCTTTTTCTACCAAGTACGCCCAGTTAGTTAATTCTATACCTACGGAATACTTATCTAAGTTCTTATACGGCAACCCTTGGCCTTTAAATACGCTATCTTTTACGCCTAAATGCCACGCCCAATCTCTTGAACTAAACGCTTGTGCTATCGTTCCTTCGTAACCTATTACAAAAGCAGTAGCTACACGTTCTTTATTTGCTTCCCATCCTTTAATTGTAGCGATAGGGTTTTTATTACCAGCTGTGTGGTGTAAATAGATTTGTTTTTTGTCCGTGTTTTCGCTAATAAACTGCGATTCAGGTAACCTTTGTTGAACTATTTTAGTAGTGTCCATTATTCTTTTATTTTGTCCGCTTCTTCTTTGGCTCTTAATACGAATGATTTAAGCGATTTAAGAATGTTTCTTCCTGTAACCGATTCATAGGATTCATTGATAGAAATAACTTCCGTAAACACGCAGAATAACGCTACGGCTTTCGTTAAAATTAATTCTATAGCTATGAAGTGCGCGACTAAATCCGATGCTATGTACTTTTCCACGAAAAACACGAATACAATAGCTAACGAATAAAGAAAAGTTTTTGAGATAGTATGCGATAATTTACGCGACCTAAACGAAGTATATCCGTTTATTTTTATGCTTCTCCAAATACCAAAACACGTATCTAAAAGTATTGCCAAAACAGCCACATAAATAAGTGGTTTAATAGGAGATATTACCGCAAGAAAAGACGAACAAATTAAAAGTAGTTTAGTTTTCATATTATCAAAATTCCGATGTTATATCCGTTTTGGTCTTCGTCTTTTAATGGCTTCATATCTGAGTCAGTATTTAATGGACTAACAAACTCCGGGAATATAGTAGGATTAGCTTTAACTTGTTCTTTAAGCCACTCTCTTAAACGCCTTTCGTAGAATGCAGCCTTCTCTTCGTAGTGTTCCATACCAAAAGCTACTTCTGCTCTACTTACACTCGTAGAATAGTCGCCGTTTTGTTGCTGTAAACCTTTATTTTTAAGCTGGTAAGACAAACCGAACACGGCATCTACTGCGCTATACCACGCAATACAAGGTTGAATTTTAGCTACTAACAACTGTTCGTTAGCGTTAAGCGTTTGAGCGTTATATTCAGCTAATAAATAGTTATAAAAATAAGTTCCTAAGATAGGTTGTATTCTTAAATCACTCTGAGTCTTTACGTATGGAGTAACGTCAGTTACATCTACGTTTGCAGTTATAGGAGTGTTCGTCTTTAAGTAGGTTTCAGTTATGAAGTAAATCATTATTCTTTAATTTTTGTTTCTTCTTCGATTATATCTCCGATTATTTGATAGTTATTAAGTTCAAATTCTACGTTAAGACGAGCGATAAATAAAAGGTCGTTAAAGATTTCTTCTACTTCATTTCTTAACGGCATAATAGAGTTCTTTTCAAATATTACATAAGATTGTTTTATATCGCTTCCAGAACCTAATTTACCACTTACACGAATACCCATTAAAATAGGGTCGATTGTATGCGCTTGACATATCTTTTCGTCTATCCTTCCGTCAGTTTGTATAAATAATTGGTCATTATTGTTTGTAGAAATAGTTTCTATCTTAGGAAGGTTCTCAGCAGAATTAGCGAAAAACGCAACAGCTTTCCCCGCATTTGCTGCGCCTTTCATTTTATCAATAGTATCTTTAATTATATGCTTTTCTTCTTCGCTTTGTGGCTTCTTAGGAAACATCATAGCAAAAGACGGAAAAATAGAGTTTTGAATATTTGACTTATGTAGGTAACTCATTTCGCCATCTAAGAATATCCAATTAGTACAACTTGAATAAGTAGGAAGTGAATAGTAGTCTTGTCCTAAAGAATGATATTCATAAACATATAATTGAACTCTATCACCACAAGAAGGTGAATAAGGCTTTATAGGTTCTACGTCAATACGAGAAGCCCAATCTTCACAAATGTAGTAACAAGTTTTTTCTTTGTTTACTCTTACTTTGTCAGGGAAAACATTTTCTATTTTCTTTACTTCTCCTTTATCATTAAAGAATAATTTAAAGTAAACTCTATTATGTACAATTAACTGCTTTGTTACGGAAGGAACTAACTTATTTAACTTTGCCTTTTTCTCAAAAGTATAAACATTTAACTTTTCCTCGTTTGTTAATTTGTCAGTTTTTAATACATAACCACCGCCTGTAACAGCGTTCGATTTAAAATCTACTATCGCGCCGTGAAGCGGACTTGTAAAGTAAAGTTGCGTCAATAGCTGTGGATATAAGTTATCGTGACCAAATGGAATGTACCCAGATATTTGATATCTTCCGTTTACATAAGGTAACGACAAGTTCGCACCGCCTACCTTACCAAAAGGTGTGCTAAATGATTGATAACCCTCTACTATTTCGGGTTTACTTTCTTCTTTTTTAAATATGTTATACCACGCCATTAGTCGTATATTGAATTAATTACTACTCCCGCTACTACCATTCTACCTTCTTCTATTAAATTGTAATCGTTTACATCCGTGTTTTCGTCTACTATTATAGCTTCGTCACTTTCATAAACGCTGTAAGTATATTGCCCTTTCACAAAGTCTACGTCTACTCCTTCTTCTAAAGTAAATAAATTGTATCTATCCGGATAAGGAGAAGAGTCTACACCCGCCCATAATATTGGCTCTTCAGCCGTGTTAAATTCGTTCTCAAACACGAATAAATAAAATGGACTACTATACGTAGTTACTTCAGTTAAAGTTAACACAAACGTGTTTATTTGCCCTTTTTCTAAGTAAATCATATAACTATATTAGTGTTACTATTTTAGATTTGTTTAAAACAAAAAAAAGCCACCCCCTAAAGAATGGCTTTATATATGGAAAAACAAACAAATTACAATAGACCGTTTATAATTGCAGGGTCAACCTCGTAAGCTAACTCCGTGTTTTCAGCAGTTAACGTCAAAGAATATTTAGAACCATCCGCACGAGTAGTTCCTGAACCTTCTCCAACTGCCGTAACTTGCATATAAGGGAAGTACCAAAACTTACCATTTGCATCTCCTACGATTACAGCTAAGTATTGTTGACCAGCACCCATAACTTTTATAGCTTTGGATTTTTCTTGGTCGCGTCTATGTAGCATCAAATTTACTGTTTGAGTAACATAAGAAGAACCATTAATAAGGTCGATATTTGCTTCTTCGGTGTAAGAACCTACGTTTCTTTTAAATTCGATAGGAACGAATACATCTAAAACACCGGTTAAAGTGATAGCAGTTACTTCCCAATTAGTACCAGTTTCATTGGTAGTAACGGAAGCTATGTTATCCTGTTGGTTTACGTACAACGTATAAATTCCACCGGAATTATTGTCGCACGATTTTGTAATGGTTTGTAAAGTAGCACAAGACATAAATATATATTTTAAATTAAGTTTCAAAAAAAAGGGTGGCGATTATTCACCACCCCTTACCTATGAAATAATGTTTATTAATCGAAACAAACGTTATAAACTACGATTTCAGTTGGATTAGTATGGTAGAAACCTACTTTCAAGTTTGCTCTTGTACGAATATAAGGCTCAGCAACTGTGTCAGAAAGGTTAACAGCTTTTAACGCTTTAGAATCACCTTCAGCATCGAATGCGTAGATAAGGTTATTTTTCAAAGTTAAAATCATTGTGTTATCCGGCATACCTTCGCATACTATAACCTGAATACCTAAGTAAGACAAACCTAAAGGTAGTGTTACATAAGTTTGAGTGTTACCAGTTGCAGCAGCTAATTCGTATGCTTGTGCTACGTTAGCAGAAACATAGAATCTTAAATCTCCTTTTTTGAATTTAACAGTTGAAGGAGCAGCAGTCCAAACGGCTTGCATTTTAGCAAGTACGTTAGTAGAGTCAATAGCACCACTATATAAACCTTCTACGCTTGTGTCGGCACAAAGTTTTTTCAAGTGACCATCACACAAAGAAAGAATAGCACTTTCAGACTCAGTGTCACCTTGCCATCTAATTAATTCGATGTCTTCACCGATTTGTTTTGACATAGTGTCCCAATAGTAAGACATAAAAGAAGCTACTGTGAAATCTCCGTTAGAACCTTTAGCCATTTGCAAAGCAAGGAAAGACTGCTCAAGGTCAAATTGACAAATTTGTGCCATAGCTGACAAAGGACATACGTCGATGTCGATAGCGTTCAATGTATCAGTCGGAGCAGAGAAATTACAAGTAGATGCTTGTAAGATGTTACCGAAAGTTACGTTAGCTAATTTAGTAGCTGACTTGATACCCGGAAGTGTACGGAAGTTGTCCGCAGTAGTATCAGTTAAATAAGCGCGAGAGTAAAACTCTTCAGGGTTCGCACACAAAAGCGCGTTAGTTTCAACGTCTAAGTCGAATTTTAATTTACGATTCATTTTTATTGGTTTTTAAAAGTATTACGAAATGCTTTGAATTTATCGAATGCAGACATTTTAACCTCTTCGATAACTTCTTCTTCTTCTTCTTTTTCCATTATACGCTCTTCAACTTGGTTTTTCAAGTCTGCGATAATAGCAAGTAAAGAATTAACTTGTTCTTCAATCATTGGTTTAACGATAGCTAAAATAGCTTCAGCGTCAGTAGTAGGGTCAACAGCCATAGCCTCTTCTACAACTTCTTCAGTAGGCTCTTCGGTTGTTTCTTCTTTTACTTCTTCTTCTACTACGTCTTCTGCCATAGTAACCTCTTCTTTGACTTCTTCCTCTACTTGAGTTTCAGCCATTTCTTGTTCTTTAACCTCGATAATTTCTCCGTCTTTTACTACGTAGATTTTACCTTCGATTAAATGTTCTCCGTCTGGTAACT